CGAAATGAAAGGTGCGGGAAGTGGTACTACAAACAATAATATTACAGTAAACGTAGCTTCCGACGGACAAACAGCTACCCAAGGCGGAAAAGGTATGGATATGGATAAGATGGGAGCAGCAGTAGCAGCAGCAGTCCAGAAAGAATTACAAAACCAAAAGAGATCGGGCGGCATACTTAACCCGTACGGAGCAGCATAATGGCAACAGGATTTATATACGACGGAGCAGCAGCATACGCTACTCCCGATAAAGGTCTATCAAGAGGTAGCAACCCTTCCGTTTTAGTTGCTCGCTTTGGTGACGGATACGAGCAAAGAGTAGCTGACGGTATAAACAGCTTACAAGAAAGTTATAATATTTCGTTCAATAATAGAACAAAAGCATTTATTGATGATGTTGTAAGTTTTTTAGATGCCCAGAACGGGGCTGCTAACTTTACTTTTACACTACCAGATACAAATAACACTACCAGAACTGGAGAGAAAGACATAAAAGTCGTATGTGATTCGTACAATACTGCATACGCATACGATGATTTTTATAATTTAACAGCAACTCTTAGGAGAGTTTACGAACCATGAGTGATATAATTGCAACAGACTTACAACAACTAGAGCCTTCGAGTGCGTTCATAGATTTATTCGAGCTAGCGCTTGAAGACGGTCAAGTGCTTTATTTCCATGACGGGCTAGAAGCAGATCTTAGTACAGTTCAATTTAGAGACAATGCTTCGCCTTATGCTTTACGAACGTACACAGCCATGCCAGTACTTATGGAAGGGTTAGAGATGGCCTCCGATGGAGCACCTGCTAGACCTTCTTTTACTGTCGCTAATATTTTAAGTATGTTTAGTGGTTTATCTGGAGATTTTACAAATGATGATTTAATAGGCTCTGCTTTGGTAAGACGAAGAACTCTTAAAAAGCATCTACATGGAGAATCCGCAGCGGGGTCTGCTGGTACCGCTCCTACAGAATTTCCTATTATTAAGTACATTATAGATAGAATTGCTTCAGAAAGTAATACTATGGTTGTATTTGAGGTAGCCGTTCCTTATGATTTAGAAGGTATAAAACTACCGAGACGTGTAGTAGTAGGTAAGTACTGCTCTTGGCAGTATCAAGGCGCTGCGGCAAATAAAGGAGGTTGTAGTTTTCCTGCAGATAGTATTTTATTTATTAAAAGTAACTTAAATGACGACTCTACCCGCCCACATAGAGCCTTTTTTGATATAGATGATACTCTCTTATTTCGCGCAGATTGGTTTACCAACTCAAATGCACCAGATTGGGCCTCAGGCCAACTTTATAAAGCCACCTCATATGTAGAGGATGGAGGCAAGTATTGGAGGTGTACAGCTGAGCATACTTCAGCAACTGGAAATAAACCTCCAAGTGTTGTATGGGCTCCGATATTTACGTATGTAACGCATGATGCTACTAATGAGACCTATGCAGTAGGAGATCGAGTCTTCCTTAATGATCACATATGGAGATGTATAGTAGGACATAATTCGTCTACTTCCTCTGTAGGTACGATTCTGCCTAGCGATACTTCTAAATATTGGGTGAGAGACGATAACTGTGGTAAAACATTACAATCTTGTAAATCTCGCTTTCAGTACGTTCCAAGAGACTTTTCTGGCGTAACTCCAGAAGACCACCTACCTCCAGACGGTAGAAAAAATACTACTGGTGTATTACCTTTTGGAGGGTTTCCAGGAACCCAGAAGTTTTAATATGATTCAATTTTTAGAGCAGATACAAAAGCATTTTGAGGAATGGTACCCAAAAGAAGGTTGCGGAGTACTGGGAGCAGTTAAAGGGGATCTACAGTGGTTCCCTTGTGACAATATTGCAGAAGGTGAGGAAGACTTTATAATAGACTCTCAGCAATACTTAAAAATCTCAAGAAAGTGTGATATTGTAGGAGTGGTTCATAGTCACCCAGATGCAAGCTGTGATCCAAGCATTTCAGATGTAAATTATTGTAATGCAACAGGAGTGCCTTACTATATCTTTAGTTATCCAGAAATGGAGTTGCATACACTAAAGCCTGAGAGTGTTTCAAAGCCTCTTTATGGCAGGGACTATGAGTTCGGTGTTTCGGATTGTCTAGAGGCAGGCATAGACTACTATAAAGCCCAGGGAATTGACTTACCAAAAAGAATACCTTTCGAAGACGACTGGTGGGAAAAAGGTTTAGATTACTTTACAGAAGACTATATTAGTACTTGGGGTTTTAAGAAAGTTGAAGGTAATATGCAAAAAGGTGACCTAATCATTTTTGCAATCAGATCCGCAGTAGGCAACCATTGTGGAGTATATTTAGGTGATGATCTAATATATCATCACGCACAAAACAGAATATCTTGCAGAGAGAATATTTATCCTTTCTGGAAAAAACATATAATTGGAGTATATCGTTATGCGTCGTAAAGTTACCTTAGCTGGAGAGCTTAAAGAGAAGTTCGGAGAAGTCTTTTATGTAAATGCCGACTCTCATCAAAGCATATTAAAGTGTATAAACGCAAATAGACCTGAGTTCAAGCAATACTTATTAGATTCTATTGATAAGAATGTGGGCTTTACAATTGACATGGCAGGAGAGTCAGTAGCAGAGGAGGACTTACTAATTCCTTTAAAAGAGGGCGATGTTACCATTACAGCTATACCTGCAGGCTCCAAGAGTGGTATGGGTAAGATTCTAGCCGCGATTGCTCTAGCAGTACTTGTAGTATATACCGCAGGTGCAACAGTACTTGCCGCAACGCCCGGCGCAGCAACAGGCTTCGGTGCTACTATGTCTGCTGGCATGACCGCTACTTTTTCAGGTATGCAGATGATGGGAATGAGTCTTGCAGCTAACTTAGCCCTGCAAGGCATAGGACAGCTGCTGGCCCCTGATCCAGCAGTGGATTCAGACAGCCCCACAAATTATATGTATCAAGGGTCTGCTCAAACAATTATTGAGGGCGACCCCGTTCCGGTACTATATGGAGAGCTTAGAGTGCCGGGCAGACCCGTAGGCTTGGACGTAATAAACGGAGTGTATCGTAATAATAACGTAACCATTGATTCAAACAATAACATATCTATACTAGATTCAGAATTACAAGAGGAATTCATCTAATGCCTATCCAAGACTTACCCGCTATTAACATACCTGGAGATTTTTATAACCCTGGTCCCGACGATAACCCAATTATGTATGGGCAGAGCCTGGTGGGACAGACTCGACAGACCTTAACTGTAACAGACCTCATATGTGAGGGACCTATTCAGGGTTTAGTAGATGGGCCTTTCTCTATTTTCTTAAATGATGATAGAGCTGTTCCGGATACAGAAACTACTCTAAGCACTGCAGACGGGCCTATAACTGTGGCTCTTACTAATGGATCTACAACCGCCACAATTAGTGATAATGCGCCTGATGACTTGATATTAGAGGCGGAAGGAAAGAAGTACCTAATAGTAAAAGAAATAGCAGGCCCTATAGCGGTTACAGTTTCCCGACTAGGCGGCGATCGGTATGCCCGAGGCCGGCCCCGCAACACTCGAGAATTGGATGTAGACGGAGGAGCGAGCTCAATACTCGCCAGCTATTTCACTACCCGCAACACCAGATATAGCCCCGCTTCTTATGTAACCCTAGTACCAACAGCAAAAGACAGCGAAGATCTCAGAATTCCTATAGCAGGCTGGCTAAGCTACACTACATCTGGGGGTAGTGGAAATCAATCAAGTGCATTCTTCTTGCCGGGAAGTGCCAAGATCAACTCAGGTTTTGAAACGGCACTTGGGAGTTATAAATTATTTATCGATAGAAGTGTAGAAATTTCCAGTATTAACAACAAAACCCTAACACTTGCTACTGCCTGGACAGATACTACAGCCAGCTACAGCTTTAATGTTACAGGAGGACTGAAAAATGATATAGCCGACGTTCAAGACACTCTTCTGACTACTTACGGAGGAGTACAAACTCAGTTCAGAGCAGGTACCAGAGATCAGACCCCTTTTACAGGACAAGGCGGCGAAGGTTCCACAG